TTGGTGAAATTACCAATTTTGAATATACAGTTGACGAAAACTTAATAAAAGGATTCACTGAAATAAGATCAAGACAAATGTCTTGGAGTGGTTTCAATATTAGAGGTGCAAAAAATGTTGCTACAATAGTTAGTGAGGGAGGAAGTAGTGTTAGTCCCGCATTAGATTTTAAAACAGTTTGTCAACAAATATTGTCGGGGCTTCAATTAAAATCTGATAATTTTGATCCCAAATTAAGACCAAATCAAATTCAAGGCAGAGTCGAAAGAAAATTGTCTCAAGAAGAAAAAAATGGCATAACCGCGTTATTAAATATATTACAAAATATAACATCAAATGGCAAACCCAAATACGGAGAAAGAGGAGCCGATGTTTCAAAATACATATATAAACTAATCAATACCACTGATCCAAATAACTCTAAACAAGATGATGGTTCCAAAAATTTGATGGATACCTATATTACTTTTGAATTATTTGCTGATATATTAAATGCATTAAAAGATCAACATACAAACAATAAGTCTTTAAAAAATTATGCCACTGTGGATGTAGACACAGATGTCGGATATCATGGAAATTTAATATCTACAAGCAAAAACGTTTTAATACCAAATATCAGAGCACCAAAATTTAACGGCAAAGGATCAGTTCCTTATGATAGTCAAGATTGTGATGCCGAGACAAAATTTATAGAAGATATTGATAATTTAGCTAAATCTGAAAGTACTACAACCGCTTTGTTTTTTGATGAAGTAAAAAATATATCGTTGGTGACTATAGGAAATCAACTTGGAATTACAAATATAAATGTCAACCCGCCTACCGAAAGAGAAAAAGGTCAAGATAAAAAAGTATTTATGATTGAAGAGGATGCCGGTCCAGGCACTATATTAAACCCGGGAAAAGGAGACAATTCTACATTGAAATTATTGGTCTTATATAGAGGAAAAATATATAGAAACAATTTAGATGCCGTTTTAAATAAATACGGCAGAACAAAATATAGAGAAAATTCTGGTTTTGGAGCTGAGACTAGAAGCGACGAATATTTATCAAGATTTCCAAATGCAAAAAATAAAATAACTCCTAATATTAAAAATGTATATATTAATCTTAATTTTATAAAAGATTCTATCGTAAATAATGAGGATGTCATAGACATGGAAAGTGTATATAATATAATATTGAAAGAGTTGAACGAGTCTGTTTGTGATTTTTGGAATCTTGAACTTGTTAATGTAGATACTGACGGAACTAACGGATCAAGAACAAGATTAAAAGTAATAGATAGAAAACTCTTTAATGAAAAAATACCGCCTGCTTATGTATTTGAATATGGCAGTTCAAATTCAATAATTAAAAAAATAAATTTTACAACAACTTTAACAAACGCTCAGGCAAATCAAATATTATATCGTTCTTTTGGAAATACATCATTATCTACAAATAACATGATTGATTTCACCGGAGGCGGCAGATACAAAGATAAATTAAAAACCAGTGGAAAGAGGGACAACACGGAAAGACCATCACAAATAATATTAACATTTTTAAATGTAATATCAAAATATGTTAAATTTAATGAATCTGATCCTAGTGGCAATTTATTGTTGAGGGTAAAAGTTTATGGAACAAAAGAACAAAAAAATAACAATAGAACAGGTGCTCCAAGGACAACCACTGTTATTGATGACAAAAAATATAATATTGTTGATTTGTATATACCCGATAAAGAAGCATTGGTTTATATGTTAAATGACAATGATATTACAAAAAATACAAATGTTTACTGTGCGCCTATAAGAAATGTTGAAATTGAAATTTCATTGATGGGAATTGCTGGAATACGTGTATTTGAATACTTTAAAATTAAAAATCTTCCGCCTCCATTTACCGATAACGTTGTCGTTTTTCAAGTAAGAGATGTTAATCACACTGTTGATGAAAATGGGTGGGAAACTAGAATTAAAGCATCTTTACGACCGGCGTATAATTTACAACAAACTACAACTGTTGCGAACAGTAATTCATCAACTTATACTAATCGACCATGATACAATATCCAGACAACACTAGGGAGTTTCAATTTCCAGAAATAGAGACAAACTATCCTGTTTATTCTAAAGTTTATCCTCAACAAAACGATTATAAATATGGATCATATACTCGTTTTTTTGTTAAAAAAATAAATGACAGGACAATTTATGAAATTTCAAAAGAAAACTACACAGAAATTTCAGATAATATATACATAAAAATTGCAATTGAGTGGAAACTTGCTGGCGAAAAGAACACTGTTATTGAAAATAAAATTAAAATGAACGAGGGGGTTTTTGAACATAATAAAAGTCAAATAAATTTTTATAAAAAAATAATGACTGGTTTAGAAAACGTGTTACGTGATCCTCTTGAATTTTGGATACCAAGTTAAATTGACAGTCTCTTTTTTGTATAGTATCTTGTTAGAATGGTTATAAAGTCGGAAGTTGAGTATAAACAATTTATACATGAAAACAACAATCATGACTTGATTTGTGACGCAATTCAAGTTGATGACCGTCTCCATCCATGCGTCTCAAAAATCGGTTTATTATGTGTATATAACATACAAAAACAATCTACCTACATTCTATCCATAAATCATAACGATTGTTTATATAAAGTAAATAAACAACGATTAGTGGCCGATTTGAACAGTATGTCTGGAAAGAAGTGGGTTTTTGATAAAAAGAAGTTTTCACAACTCTTGACTATAAATAATCTTTATGATATAAACATTATATTTTTTATATCGGATGGTAAAGTAGAAGATTATAGTGAATGTGATACAACGACTCATAACTTCTATAAACAAAAGTATAATAACTATAGTGATATTAATAATATAATTCCATTGACTTTGCACTTGGAGAAGTTTGAACAAATGTGTGTAGAATCTTTAAAACGGGTAAAAAATATTAGATTAGACCAGAGTTTTAAAGAATTAAACGGAACAATAACTGAAAATTTAAAAGTTCTTGAAGAAAATGGATTAAAAGTTGATGAAAACCAATTCGTGTCATGTTTTAGAGATAAAAATCCAAAGATAGTAAATGGATATGTATATACACAATATAATCTATATACATCAACGGGGAGACCTAGTAATAGATTTGGTAACGTAAACTACAGTGCATTAAATAAAGAAAATGGATGTAGGTCGTCTTTTATCAGCAGATATGGTGATGATGGTATGTTATTTATGATAGACTACAGCGCATATCATCCGCATATTGTAGCAAAGCTAATCAACTATTCTTTACCGTCTAATGCCTATGAATATTTGGGCAGATACTATTATGGTAAAGAGGAACTGTCAAAAGATGAGATTAAAACATCAAAGAATTTAACATTTCAGTGTATGTATGGAAATATTCCAGATGAATTATTGGAAATCCCATATTATAATAAAATGAAGGCATACATAAACCATAGATGGCAGTTCTTTAATCAATACGGTTATGTAGAAACACCTGTGTTTAAGAGACAAATTACTAAAAAACATATATTTGACCCCAATCCAAATAAGTTGTTTAATTATATTCTACAAGCTAGTGAAACAGAATTTGGCATACATTCTCTCGCATCCGTAAATGAGTATCTAAAAGACAAGAAGACTAAAGCGGTATTATATACTTATGATAGTATTCTGTTTGACGTTCATAAGGATGACAAAAAACAAACATTATTTCATATCAAAACTTTGATGGAAAATGGTAAATTTCCGACAAAGTGTTATATTGGTAAGAACTATAATGATATGACATTTATAAACATATAGAAGAAATTCAAAATTTCAATAAATATTTCTATATTTATACTATATGTTAACAATCGATGACGTATTAGAAGAATACTTTATAACCAGAAAAGATGGCGGTTCCAAGTTTAATATAAAAAACTCAAATGATTTATATCATTTTGAGACATTTTTAATTGAAAATGGTTATACAAATCTTTTTAAAAAAGAAAAGATAAATGAACTGTTTGAAGAAGCTGGTGATGTAGGAGAATCTCCTACAGAAGAAATTGTAAATTATACAAGAAAAAGATATATTTCTTTTTTTAAAAACCAACCATCTGCTCAGGATTTGGAATTGCTTGTCAATTATGTCCGTGAATTCAAAAAGACTCCACAAACATTAGAATCTTCATTTGAGTTTTTGAAACAGAATCCTAGATTGATAGAATTTGAAAAAAAACAAATTGGTCAAGGGGAATTTGCTTTTTATTTGTTATTGCCTGATGCAAAGAAAATTACTAGTGATGTAGGTGATATTCAAATTGGAGATAGAAAGTTCGAAATCAAAAAAATTAAAAAGGCAAAAGATACAATCAGATTTGGAACAAATATTAATTTAGATTCGATTAATCTTTTTAGATATGTAACATTTGGTCTTAAAAAGATATTCACTTCCAAAGAATACAAGGACGGCGAAAAAGTAAAAGAAATGGGTGATGCATATGATTTACTAATGGCAGGTTCAGAAGCATCTGTAACTATTAATAAATTAAATGCTTTTTATTCTTTCATAAATAAATTACGTGAATATATGATTTATGAAAAAACTCAAAAGAGTTTGTCATCAGAAAAAACGACAGGCAAAAAGTTTGTATTTAAAGCCAATGATGTTGATAAAGATGTATTCTTTAAGATATCATTTGATGATTTAAAGGGCGCACTAAAAAGCGGTAAACATCAAACTACAATAGAACGAACAGAAGATTCACAAGATACCGAAGAACTAATATCGTTTGCTGATGATGTAAAATCTGTATTGGATAAATTTTTAAATAGATATTCTACATCTGAATTATTTCAAACACAAATGGTTGTTCAATTATATGAAAAGTATAAAAGTGCAGGTGTTAACATAATGATAATAACAGAAACAAATGATTTCTTAATAAATCCATCTAACTTTAAATTTAATGCGATAAACCAATACGTAAGACCACAAGTAACTTTAAGTTGATATGAATATATTGTCTGAACTCTTAGAACAAGTTTGTCTAGATTCTCGTATAAAAGACGGGATATTTTCATTAGACAACAACGAACATTTAAATATTTTACAAGAATATTTGCAAACCGAATTAAAATTAGATGAACAACAATCTATAGAAATTAGAAATACGGTGATAGAAGGAAAATATCCAGACCGTCAAGCATATAATGTAAATGGTTTACTTGTAACTTTTCCCACGCCCGAATATAAACAAAGAGCAGTTTCTAGGGGAACCCATTTTGAAGAAAATCCAAAGAAAGCTGCTGGTGCAAATGTATTTGACCCACCGTCAGAACAACCGTCAACCGAACCCCCACCAAAGACCGAACCGCAACAACCTGCACAATCCACATCTGAACCAACTTTTCCGACAGAACCAACGCCGGATACGCCTGCACCGGAGACAACTGCAGAAAAAAATAAAAACGAACCAGATTTAAGAACTTCTCAAGAAAAACAATCTGATGCTCAAGTAATTCAAAAAATATTGACAACCGAATACACACTAGATGAAGCAAACACAAATGGTTTTTATAGAAAAGGATTGATGTGGTATACAACGGAAGGAATTGAAGTTGGAGTCGCTAGATATGTTGAAGACTTGGGTAAAATAATTATACGTCCAAGAAGATGAAAAAACAACTACTTTGTACTTTCTCAACCGTTGAAGAATACAAAAATCTAATTGCCCAAATTAGACAATTTTATACCGTAAATAATAAACTATTTTTATTTAACGGAGTAAAACTTCCTAAAAATATATACATCACTTATAATATAGATGTAGAAGATAGTTCTCACTTTCCAAAGTTTCCAAATACTATTGGACTTCATAGAAAAAAACAAACCAATACTCTTTATACGTTGAATGCTATGAATAAGTTAATAGCTGAAGAAAATAATGGGGTATTTAATAACAAATTTCAATTAAATTGGGAACTTTATAGCAACTGCCTTATTTTAACTAGTGAGATTTCGGTTAGAATAATTCCGATAAAACTTTTCGATATAATAAGTTGAGTGTTTTGCCATTTCGGTTTATAGTTATTCGTGTATTAGTTATGAAGTAAAGTCTGTGTGGACTTATCGATTAATTAATTAACACTTAACAATTAACTATTAAATAATTATGGCATTAGACCTATCTAAAATTAAGAATCGTTTGAATTCTTTAACAAACACAAATCAAAAATCTAACTTGATTTGGAAACCAAATCCTGGAAAACAGGTTGTTCGTATTGTTCCCTACAAGTATGCTCCTGAGAATCCGTTTATTGAGTTAAAGTTTCACTATAATATCAATAACAAAACCTATCTTTCACCTGATAGTTTTAACCGTCCAGATCCAATCGTTGAATGGTCCAATCGTATGAAAAAGACCGGAAACAAAGAAGAATGGCAGTTGGGGCGTAAGATGGAACCCAAAATGAGAACCTATGTTCCTGTGATTGTTCGTGGTGAAGAAGACCAAGGTGTCCGTTTCTGGGGATTCGGAAAGAATGTTTATCAAGAACTTCTTAGCATTATCAGCGATGCGGATTATGGTGATATTACCGATCCTGTAAATGGTCGTGATATTGTTGTGGAATTCAGAACCGCAGAGGAATCTGGCAAGAGTTTTCCAGAAACTACAATTCGTGTTAAACCAAACACATCTACCGCAATTGATGTTTCAAAGAAAGATTTGCTTGGAAAACAAACCAACATTCTTGACTTGTTTCCAGAATTGAGTTATGACCAACTCAAGGCAGTAATGGATGCTTGGTTAAATCCAGAAACCACGTCTGAACCAAGTGTGAATGCGGTATCAGATGATGATGGAGATGTAGATGCTGTTGCTCCAGTAGCATCAACTTCAAATAAATCACCATCGGCTTCCGCAAGCAAATCAAATACTGAAGACCTCACAAAGGCTTTTGATAATTTGTTTAACAGTTAAAATAACTGGTTTGATATGGGGTAATGGTATATATTACTATTACCCTTTTAATTTCCTATTTTTATGAAAAAGAAAACACATGTTACGCAGAATGATTGTTCGCAAAGAGACGAATTGGTCGAAATGTTGGCGAATGAATTAAATAAAGCAAACAAAGACGGTGGAAAGATTGCTTATTTCTTGGACGAACAAGAAAATCCCGCCGAAATTAGTGATTGGATTAGCACAGGTTCATCCATTCTTGATTTGGCAATTAGTAACCGTTCCCACGGCGGATTGCCTGTTGGTAAAATGGTCGAATTAAACGGATTGGAAGGAACTGGTAAAAGTCTAATATCCGCACATATTTGTGCAGAAACTCAACGTAAAGGTGGTATCGCAGTTGTATTAGATACCGAAAACGCCGCTGCTCCAGGATTCTGGAAAAGTCTTGGTGTAGATTTAAAGAATCTTCTATATGTTCAAACTGATACTGTAGAAGTTATTTTTGAAAAGATGGAACAAATGATTGGTGTAGTAAGAAAGTCTAACAAAGATCGTATTCTTACAATTATTGTTGATTCTGTAGCCGCTGCTTCTACAAAGGCAGAATTGGAGAGTGATCACGGTAAGGATGGATTTGCAACGGGAAAGAGTATTATTATCAGTAAAGCAATGCGTAAGATTACCAACATGATTGGTCGTCAGAAGGTTCTTACTGTATTTACTAACCAACTGCGTCAGAATCTAAATGCTATGGCATTCGGTGATAAGTATGTAGTAAGTGGTGGTAAGGCACTTGCTTATCATTGTAGTGTTCGTGTTCGTTTGACCAATACTGGTAAACTCAAGAAAGGTGAAACAATCATCGGTAATGAGTGTAAAGCAGTAGTTGTTAAAAACAGAATGGGTCCACCACAACGTCAAGCATCATTCGATATCTACTTTGATAGTGGTATTGCTGATTATAGTAGCTGGATTAAAGTATTGAAAGAAAACAACATTGTTAAACAAGGTGGCGCTTATTATACCTATAAAAAGGATGACGGAAACGAATGGAAGTTCCAATCCAAAGACTTTGTTGAAACAATGCAGAGTGATTCATCTCTCAAAGAAGAAGTTTATTTGAAGATTTGTGACTCTGTTATTATGAAATACAAAGACCCCAACAGTCAAATTGTTGATGATGCCGTAGTTGATACTGACGAAGAAACCGCTGGTAACGAAGAATGAGCAATCTGACTGATAGTGAAAAGAAAAAGTTGTTTAGTTTGTTCAATCAAATTAAACCAACTGACCGGGTTGAGGGTCTTAATCGGACCCTCAATTCGGACGTTCTTATTGTAGACTTCATGAATACTTTTCTAAGAGCGTTTATGGCAAGTCCATCATTAAACGCAAACGGGAACCACACAGGTGGTATTGCTGGGTGTTTAAAGAGTATTGGATATGCGGTTAAATTGTTGAATCCAACAAGAATAATTATCGTATCTGATGGTAATGGTGGGTCGATGAAACGTCGTAAAATATATCCACAATATAAGAGTGGTAGAAAAACAAAAGTAAGACTAAATAGAACTTACGAAGACTTAAGCAACCCAGATTCAGAAGAAAAGAATCTAAAGATACAGTTAATTAAGACTGTAAAATATTTGAATACATTGCCTGTTACAACAATGGCAATTGACCATATTGAAGCGGATGATGCTATTGCATATCTTGCTACGCAATATTTCAAAAATAGTAATGTGACTATTATGAGTGCGGATAAAGATTTTCTACAACTTGCAAATAATAGAGTTAAAATATGGAGTCCTACTAAAAAGAAATTATATGGTTGTGCTGAAATACTAACTGAATATGGTGTTAGTTGTAGTAACTTCCTTAATTATCGTATTATGGAAGGCGATAACAGCGATAATATTGATGGTATAAATGGTGCTGGATTAAAGACCATTATCAAATGTTTTCCTATTTTCACTGAGGAGAAACAATATGGTTTGCAGGAAATATATAATTATAGTGATACCCACAAGGGAAAGTATAAATTATATAACACAATATTAGATAATAAAAATATCATGGAACGTAATTGGCAATTAATGCAATTACAAGACACACAGATACAGACATTTAGTCAACTCCGAATCAATGAAATTCTTGAGAAATCACTGACTAAACTTGATAGATACAACTTTAGCAAGTTGTTGTTAGAAGATAATATGCAGAATAACTTTCCAAATAGTATGATTTGGTTACAAGAAGTATTTGGTAAAGTAAATTCGTTTGTATCGTAAAATATCTTTCTATAAAACTGATTGGGGTGTAGTATTATACTCAGAAGGTATGTATAAAACATTATGAGCGAAACATATATTATAGACAATCTAAAGAAGTTTGGAACTGAGTTTCAAACCAAGTGCATTTCAGCACTTGTAAGTGACAAAACATTTATTGAACGAATCAGCGATATTATTGAACCGCAATCTTTCGAGACAGATGCACATCAATTTATTGTTAAAGAAACAATAACTTATTTTCTACATTACAAGGAACTGCCTACACTCGCCGTCTTTAAGGTAAAGGTTGATAGTATTGAAAATGAACTGTTAAAGAAAACAGTAGTAGACCAATTACGTTTGGTTTACCAAAAAATCACAGATAGTGATTTGAAATTTATTAAAGAGCAGTTTCTTGAATTCTGTAAGAATCAGAAGTTAAAGAACGCTATCATGGAAAGTGTTGATCATTTGAAAAACGGTCAATATGATAAAATTAAGCACGTTGTAGATATTGCAATGAAAGCTGGTATGGAACGTAATATTGGTCATGAATACGACGTTGATATCGAAAAACGTATGAGCATGATGGCTCGTAAAACAATCAAAACTAATTGGGTTGAAGTTGATACTATTTTGGACGGCGGATTAGCCGGTGGCGAACTTGGTATTGTTACAGCTTGTGCAGGTAGTGGTAAGAGTTGGGTATTGAGTAAAATTGGTGCTGAAGCAATGAGACAAGGAAAAAATGTATTACATTATACTCTTGAGTTAAATGAAAATTATGTCGGGTTAAGGTATGACGCGTGTTTTACTGGTATTGATTTCCAGAACATTCGTAACAACATTGATACTGTAAAGAAAAAGATTTCTGAAGTTCCTGGTAAACTTATCATTAAGTATTTCCCTATCAAAACTGTGTCCGCTCATAGTTTGAAACTTCACGCAGAACGTATTCAAACCTTGGGAACGAAAGTAGATATGATTGTAGTCGATTATGCTGATATTCTACGTCCAACACAAAGTGAACGTAATAGTAACAGTTATAGTGAAGCTGGTGGTATATATGAAGAACTTCGTGGTGTTGCCGGCGAACTTCAGGTTCCAATTTGGACAGCGAGTCAAAGTAATAGAGCGGCAATGGATGAGGATATTATCCAAGCAAATAATATCTCGGATAGTTATAGAAAAATTATGACCGCAGACTTTGTTATGTCACTAAGTCGTAAAGTTAACGATAAAGTTAGTAACACCGCACGATTTCATATCATAAAGAATCGATTTGGACCTGATGGTATTACATTTCCAAGTAGAATGAATGCTGGTTGTGGTGATATCCAGATTTTTTCTGAAAATAGCAGAGAAGGTGTTGGTATTATTAATGAGATGAACCAAGGCGAAAATCTAGTCAAGAAAATGATGTCAGGTAAATGGAACGCTCATATGAGTGATGAGGACACCGATTAATTAGTATATCAGATAAGAAATAAAAAAGCTAGAAAAAATTAAAATTTTTGAAATTATTTTTTAGTTTTATTTTTATCTTCGTCTATAATTATGTATTACCTATTTTGAAGTTTTATGAACAAAGAAATTTATATTAAAAAACGTAACGGGAAAGTAGAAAAGTTTAGTGCAGATAAAATAAACAAAGTTTTACAGTGGGCAACAGAAGATATCAAAGGTGTTAGTTTTGAAGAAGTCGCAATGAATGCACATCTTTCATTTTTTGACGGAATGTCTACATCTGATGTTCACAAATTGTTAATTGAATCTGCCGCAAATCTAATCAACGAAGATAAACCGAACTATCAATATGTTGCTTCTAGATTACTTAATTATCAACTAAGAAAACAAGTTTGGGGAGGAAAGAATCCACCAAAGTTATATGATATTGTAAAAGACAACGTTGCTAATTTAGTATATGATGGAAATATCATGAACTGGTATACCAAACAAGAGTTTGATAAAATTGATGAATTTTTAAAACACGATCGTGATTTCAATTTTACATATGCCGGTGTTAAACAACTATGCGATAAATATTTAGTCCAAAATAGGTCTATTAAAAAAATTTATGAGACTCCGCAATTTGCTTATATGTTGATTGCGATGACGTTTTTTAAAGATTATAAAGAATATAGATTGGAATATATCAAAAAGGCATATAACTATTTTAGTAAACATAAGATTAATCTCCCCACTCCAATTATGGCGGGTGTAAGAACTGTAATGAAGAGTTATGCTAGTTGTTCACTGTTCACAGTAGACGATACACTAAAGAGTATTTTTGCTAATAATAGTGCAGTTGGATTTGCTACCGCTAGTCGTTATGGTATTGGATTAAATCTATCAAGACTACGTGCTACAAATGCTCCTATTCGTAATGGTGAAGTAATTCATACTGGACCAATTCCTTTTAGCAAGGCATTTGAGTCTACTGTAAAGAGTTGTCATCAAAACGGTATTAGAGGCGGTAGTGCTACCGTAAACTTTGCATGGTTTCATTACGATATTCTTGATATTCTTGTATTGAAGAACAATCAAGGGACTGATGATAACCGCGTTCGTAAACTAGACTATTGTATTGGTTTAGATAAACTAATCTTTGAACGGTTCTTAAAGAATCAAGATATAACATTGTTTAGTTACCATGAATGTGCTTCATTGTGGAACAAATTTGGTATGGAAGGATTTAGAGAAGCTTATGAGAAAGCAGAAGTCAACAAGAACATTAAATTTAAAAAGAAGATTTCCGCAAGAGAATTGATGGGATTACTAGCAAAAGAACGTCTTGAAACTGGACGTATTTATACGATGCATGTCGATCATGCAAATGAACATGGTAGTTGGTTAGACCAAGTTGATACAAGTAATCTATGTCTTGAAGTAAATCATCCCTTAATTCCTATTAAGGATGTTAATGATAAAGATGGAGAAATCGGTGTTTGTATTTTGGCTGCTGTAAATTGGTTGGAAATCAAGGATGATAATGAAATGGAAAGTGTATGTGATGTTATTGTCAGAATGTTAGATTCTTTGATTGAACATCAAGATTACTTTGTACCTGCTGCTGAAAACTTTGCTAAGAAACGTCGTAGCCTTGGTGTGGGTGTAAGTAATTTGGCTGCTCTATTGGCTAAAGAAGGATTGAAGTATTGGGATACCAAAGCTCCTAACTTCGTCGCACAATGGATGGAAAAGACTAGTTATTATCTAATTAAGGCGAGTGTAGAAATGGCTAAGGAATTTGGTAAGTGTGAAAAATTTGATAGAACAAAATTTAGTCAAGGTATTCTTCCAATTGATACTTATAAGAGAGACATCGACGAGTTTATTACAGAAAAATTACACTGTGACTGGGAAACTCTTCGTGAACAAATTAAGAATCACGGTATGAGACACTCTACCTTAACAGCTTGTATGCCTGTAGAATCTAGTAGCGTTATTCAAAGTAGCACTAATGGCATCGAACCTCCACGTAGTGCAATCAGTTACAAAGGCAGCAAAGCTAGTATATTACCTGTGGTAATTCCAGGAATTGATAAGTATAAAGATGATTACACTTTTGCTTTTGACATGCCAAATAACGAAGGTTATTTGAAAGTAGCTGCGGCTATTCAAAAGTTTACAGATATGAGCATAAGCACAAATACTTATTATGTTCCCTCAAGATATCCTAGTAATAAAGTTCCCATTCAAGAAGTTATTAAAGATATTTTGACAGCTTATAAATATGGCATCAAAAATTTATATTATGCTAATACAGATGACGGTGATAAACAAACCATAATGGATGAAAAAAATGTTCAACAAAAACAAATTATTGAAGAATCTGGTTGTGAAAGTGGCGCCTGTGCTTTATAATACAAAAATATGAAAACCGTATTAAATAAAAAAAATATAGACCAATTAAAAAATCCAATGTTTTTGGGAGAACCTCTTTCTCTGCAAAGATATGATTTAATTAAATATCCTAAATTTTATGATTTATATGATCAACAATTAAATTTTTTCTGGAGACCACAAGAGGTTTCACTCATCAAAGATATTAGCGATTATAAGAATCTATCTTACGAAGAACG